CAGCCATAAAACGAGGAGTTCCTCTTANGAAAAGCTTAGTGCTAAGNTTTCCAGCCTCATCCTGGACTGAACGAGCATATCCNATAATATCACAAAGTCGTGAAACAATNTTGCGGGGACGNTTATCAAGAGTTGGAACAATTTGNTTATATTCCTTACCNCTCTCGTCAGTAAAGCTCTTATCTTCGGCATGNCTAATTAGAACAAGTCCATAGCCAAGCTGAACAATCATTCTCAAAGATTCATCGAACTCTTTTGCCGCAAACTTAAAACCTTTACCCCAAGGAACATCAGTAAGAGCATCTACATTATTATTAGCACAGATGTACTTTTCAACATAATCCCAAGCAATNTCTACAGTATCTATAATCTTTTATACCCTCTCTTTCGAGATACTTTAAAGGGAATAGACTATATCATCATCCTTATAAACAAGGATGGCATGCGCTTCGATTTAAAGGATTTTCACCTACTCATGAATGAGCCCTACTCCTATTGAGAAAATTTCATTCTCTTATGGATAGTCGTTGAACCTTTTCCTATTCGGAACTTGGCTGCTGATTGCCCAATCTTTATAATTTTTAACCATCACACTTAAGTTTATTTCATCTTTATGTTGTGGTTTATAAAGCTCTAAGGGGTTTCCAGCAATTCACATGCTTTGCATTAACTAATTACTTAGTTAAGGATCTATATATTTGATATTTTCTGGATAATCGAGTATTTTCTGTGGAAGTCGAATAAAGCTTATCAAGAATAGCTTTTGCTTTTTTATTTCCTGTTACTTGTATTGAATAAGTATTTTCATATTTTGAAATCTTATTATTTATACCAAGCAACTCATTCATTTGTTCTACACATTTTTTGCTTCCACTGCAAAAAGAAAGACTAATTTGTTGATGATTATTTATTCTAATACATCCGTCTCCGTCTATTAGCCCTCTTAAAAAATCAAATAGATATTTTTCAGGAATTTCTTTAACCGGAATAGAGAAAATTAAACTTTTATTTTGAATTATATTATATTTTCTCAAATAAGATATTAATTCAAATGAATTAATTTGTATTTTTGAAGTCTCTCTATTCTGAGAATTCAAAATTTCTTCAACATTATAATTTGCCTCTATGAAAACTTTAAATAATTCTAAATGTTTTTTATCAATAATATTTAAATGAATAATTAAAGTATTATTAACAACACTACCATCTGCTGCTAAGAATCCAAGCCAATAGAATTTATCTGAAGAGTCTTTTATCAATTTTTGAATATTAAAATTATATTGCCGATTTTGATTATAATATCCTCTTCGATTCTCTTTGGGCAAATGTCTATAAAATGTTGCTTTCCCTACCCCGAATGTTTTACAAATTGTATCTATTGGAATTTTTGTTTTATAATACTCGTCTATAGCTCTATCTAATGAATTCATTAATCAAAAGAGCCTCCTTGTAATATCAAATAAAATTAAATCGTTTCGAATCTTTCTTTAACTTGTGGGTCTTTTAATTGACGAAGAACCTTTTTAAACTCTCCCCATGAGTTAATTGGTTGCGCCATCGCACCTGGAATGGCAGAGTATCCTTTTTCTGTCGCTAAAATAAGATGATTGGGAAAACGAGAGGCTATTGTAGTTTTTCCACTTTTTGGTTCTCCATAAAAGAACACTGAATAGCCTCTCATATCTCTGCTTACCTGGTGAGGCACAATATCTAGTAAATTAAGATCTGCCATTTATACTCCTCCCTTTCCAGGTTAATTAAAACGAAAATCCACTATCTGAAGGTGTCTTAGTTCCACCAGAACCAGAAGCCTTAGAAGCAACATATTCATCATGATTCTTCTTTACTCCCGCAAGATAAGTCTCTCTATCTGCAACAGCAGCTTGGACTTCCTTCTCAGTAAGAACTGCCTCATCACCAAAGTCATAAGGCTCCTTGGCCGCACCTACAACTACCCACTCGCGCAGTCTGCGGACAGTGGTCTTAACAGCTGGCTCTCCAAAAGCAGACTCTTCAACATGCTGAGTCTCAATAGTTGAACTAACAATCTCTCCCCAAAGCTTAATAAAAACAGGATTCTTTGAAGAAATATCCATGCTCTCAAAATACTTCATTCCGCCGCTATCCTTAACAACAAAACTTACTGGAAGAAGGCGATTTGCAAAATTGAAAGTTGCTCCACTAAGAACAAGATGATCTTCTGTTCCCCGCTCTTCGTCTGCTTCCTTAAAAACTGCTCCCGTAAGAAGTACATCTACATTAAAAGAGTTCCGATCATCAGTGAAGGTGGGAACTGCATGTACAAAACCACCATCTGTCATCTGATAGGTAACAAGCTCTCCATCATTATTGTAGAAGTCATTTACTCCAAGAGCTGAATCTACTTTAATCTTCATTGCCTCTGGGCCACAGTCTAGATAGGTCTTACCATCGCCATTCTCAATAATATTAAGAAGGGTAGTGTAAGTAGCATTAGCAGCGCCACTCTTAAACTTAGGAGGAACATAGCTAAAACTAACAGGCACTACATTAAGCTCTCCATCAGTAAGAATATCAAGATTACCGCGAATAAACTCCGCTCCAGGATTTTTAGCATTCTCTCCTGCTGTTCTCTTCTCTAGAGTATGCCCATAAAGATAGCCCTCAAGATGAACACTGTTTACAATCTTTTTCATTTTTTCTCCTTTTCTTATTAATTCATTTAGCTATTTTTTAACTCTATAAATAGTATATCATATTTTTTTTCTACTGTCAACTATTAATCAAATAGCAATGTTGTATAGGGAAGGCTTTCTATCCACTCACAAACCTGGTGCCATTCACTAAGCTTATGTCCTCTTCTTTGATGATACATATTATATAAATTCTCATAATTCATTGTGACAGTTCTCATTTGAAGCCAAGAGGAAGGTAGAAGTCGAATTAACTCTTTCCAGTAAAACTTTTCTCCAGTTTCAAGATATTGCTCTCTTAAGTGATCAAGATAGTCAATTTGTAAGCTCCAGAATTTCAGGATTTTATCTGCTCTTTGTTTGTCAGACTTATCAAAATCATCCCACTCAAAACAGTCAAAAGTAATTTCAGTAGAAGCAAGCTTATGCATTGTACTCTCAGAGTTAGCAACAGTCCCTACTTTATAAGTATCTAGTTCCTTCCAGAGATAAAGTGGAGCAGTAATATCTACTGAAACCATTATCTGCCGCAAAAACTTACGATGTTCTCCTCCGCCTCTAATTAGCTTGCGGGCAAGGGTTAAATCATTCTCACCGAGGATATAAAAACCTTCGTCCCAATAGCTATCAATTTTATTCCAGCTTTTCAAGGGATTTCTCATTCCACGAATAGCACCCTCTAAGTTAAAAACTTCAGTATTCTCAAAATTCATTATTGATTTCCTTTGGTCGTATTTAAGCCATAAGTAGCAGATTTATACAAATCAATATAGTATCTTTCTTTCTCATTTAATTGAGAAGAAGGCACCTGCTCTAATATTTCAAAAGTAAAATTATGGACACCATTTTCTTCCATAGCAGTATAAAGTTTGTTATTGCTAGGACGAGTCCCCGCACCTAAGGCGTTTTTAACATGGTCTTTCCATCTTTGAGCAATATTAACACTTTGTCCAATATAAGCAAGTCCAGAAGTAGTGTCTGTAATCTTATATATCCCAGATACAATCTTATCTCCAGTTAAATTACTACATAAAGTATTTAGATTCTTTTGATAATAAGTTGTCCAAATTAATTTAGATAAAACATCTGGTCGCCGCAGTCTAGGTTTAATCTCTTCTAAAAGTTTAATATCTTCCAAATCAGCTTTATTAATTTTAATCTTATAGAATTCTGATTGCTCTTGTATTTCTTTTTCTCTAAGAAAAGCTTGAATAGTATTCTCTCTCGTACTCATTAGAGTATCTAGCGACTTCTTTAAAGAAGCCATTTTTCTATCATACTCTTCTTCTGTTTCACAATAGGAAAATTCTAAAGTGTCAATATAATTAGAAAGAGCTTCTGCCATTCGATCTTTCTCTTGTTCAACTATGCTTCGTACTATTGAAGCTTCTTGTTCTATTGTTGTTTGCAATTCTTCCCTGCGGCGGGCGATTGCCAGAACAGTATTATCTAGTTCTTGCTTTACCCTGAAAAGATTTTGCTTTAATTGCTCTTGTTGAAATTCTAATTCTTTATTTTTTTCTATTACATTTTTATTTATTGATTGCTCTTTTATAGGATGTAATTTTGAATTAATAAACATTCCTAAAGAGAAACCAATAATAGTTAGGATAATCATTAAAAATATTTCCATAGCTACCTTTCGATAGAAATGCTAAAGTCGAGGCTAGATTAAACTAGCCCCGACATTGATTTAGCTATTGAGAAATTACTCCTCTTCCGCATCGGGATCATATGCAAGGCCTTCATCGGTAAGAGTAATAAACTTTACCTTCTTGTGTGAAACCTTGCCATCTTCGCCCTCGACTTCAACCTCAGCCTCGGTACGAACAGACAGTCCCTTGCGCTGGAGCCCAGAAGTAACGATTCCATCTACGCTACGCTTCTCCATGCCGAGAGCCTCCGCGATATCAGCTGCAGTAAGATCTGCGCCCTGGTTCGCCTTAAGGAACTCCCATACTGTACGGGTCTTCTCGCTCATTGCCATAATTCATCTCTCCTTTTCCTCTAGATTTAATATTCTCTTAATGAGAGTATTACCTTTATTATATATACATTATATAATATTTTTTTTTGTAAGTCAAGAAAATTGTCATTTTTTTTGTTTTGTTTTGCTCTCTTGCCTACTGCCGCACGCAAGAGGTGCCTTTTTATATTGAGTAGCTTTGCGGCAACTCTATGAACTTATTTCTTAACTTACAACTATATTATACAATATATTTTTTGATTTGTCAAATCCTTTATCTGAAAATTTCTGAAATTAGACAGTCGCTTGGATTTTTATCATCTCTAAACNTTAAGAAAAACCCATGCCTAATTGAATGTTCTTTCTTATCTACACTCATACATTTAATTTCAATGACTCTGTTGATATACTTTTCAGGATTTTCAGCAAACGCTTGCCGCAATTCATCGGTTAGTCCAGAAGAAATTGTTCCAATTTCTTCCAACTCTCCATTGCTATTATAGGCAGAGATATAAATTCTATTTTTCCAGCCATAATAATAGGCTTTAGTTACAGGAACAGTTCTAAATTCAGGAGAACGAATTGCCTTGGGGTCGCCAACCCACTTTTCTTTTTCAACCCACTGTGAAGGTTGATGGGGATAAGACATCATATTAATATCTTTTTCCATTACCCAATATTGCCAAGTATCTAGCTCTTTTCCTTTGTATTCTTTTGTTGGATCTTCAAACCCAGTCAAAATAACATCAATAGTAGTTTCTTGTTTCACTTTAATACTACTCCAAGCAGGTCTCTTTCCAGGTTGATAGGTAAAGTCTTTTCGCCTTAGAACAGCGCCTTCTTCACCTTCCGCAATCCATTGGAAAATAGTTTCATAAATATTTGTATCAACTTGTTCTGCATATTCAACAAAAGGAATATTTACGAAATAAGTATTATATATCTCTTGAAGAATCTTATATCTTTCTTCAAAAGGAGTCTCTAACAAGCTCTGTCCATCATAC